TCTGCTTCAAGTGCTTCCAGCTTCTTTTGAAGCGCTGCATACTCTTCATAGGACACAGTCTTGCCGGCTCCTGCCTCTACAAGATCTCCATCATCATTGAAGATGTCAAACCCCTGTCCTAGATAGAATCCCTTCTGAGATTCCTCAATGGTGTATTCTTTATTCTCTTTTACTGCTCTCACTCTACGCCTCCTTAGTGCTTAGTTACATGTGCTGCACATCCTGCAACCTTTCTCTCAATCATGAAGAGATCCCAATAGTTTCGATTCTGGTAAAGGTATCCGTCTGCGGTTCTGGAATCAGTTCCCGGAGTGAACAGAGAAATGTAAGCATACTTATCTCTTGCCACTACACAAGAAGGATGAACCAGAATGAAATTAATCTGATCTGCATCGGCAGCGGCCACACATCCGTTAGTGAAGTTGTACTTGGTCTTCAAGCGTCCGGAAGGAACCATCTTCACTGTTACCTCGTCCAGGCCGTGAATGCTTCTGTTTACGGCGTTGGAGCTGTTTACCGTAATCATTCGCTGGATACCATCCGCTTCCTTTAACAGCTTGTTTACTGCTGGAGTAACATAGAGGATTCTGCCGTCTACAGGCACTCCTGCGTCATCCATCTTGGACATTTCCTCATCGAATACAGCCAGGATGTTCTGTGCAGTAAGTACGGTAGTACTGTCGATTCGTCCGTGGAAATTGGTAAGCTCTGTATGAAGCTTAGAGAAGTTGTAGCAGTCCTTCTCAGGGATTGCCTGCTCAGTCTCGAAGGTGTTCTGGATATTTGCAACGGACAAAGCAAGGTTTGTCTCATCGATATCCATAGGATCCACGAAGAACTCAATGTCTCTATCGTGGGCAAGCTTCTTAGGCTCCCAGTCATTAGAGATAGTGCCGGCATTGAAACCTGCGGTTCTTGTGTGGTCCTTATAGCCGGACAAAGTGAGGCGAGGAAGCTTAATGGTCTGCGCATTAAGGAAGGTAATCTGCGGATTACTGTGCAGTAATGCATCAGAGCAAAGCTCCTTCTCATACTTCTGTGCCAAAAACTGTGTAAACTGTTCTGCGTACTGATATACTGCCATAATTAAATTTCCTTTCTCCTGTTTAGGATTAACTTAGTCCGAAGGCTTTCTTTAGTGCCTCCGATTCATTTTCATTTTTGCTACCGCCGTTTGCACCTACGGCTTGGAACCCTGTAGCCTTGGTATTAGAAGCCTTAAGCTGTGGGATATCCTCAAGCACCTTATTCAATGCCTTCTTTACATCCTCTTCCTTAAGCTCCTTTCCGTCTAAAGCGGTAAAATCTGCCATCTTTAGAACGTAGGGAATCGTTTTAGCGTCAAGCCCTAAGCTTACCGCTTGCATTGTGGCAAACTGCTCAAGCTTTGCCCGCTTAGCCTCTTCCTGTGCAGCAGTAAGACCGCTTTGAAGGGTAGCTAAGTCAGGCGTGTTCTTCGCCTTTTCCTCTTTAAAGGAATTAATTGCCTTTTCTACCTCTTCCTGCGTAAGGCCTTGCTGTTTGAAATAGCCTTTCATGGCTGATTCCTCTGCCGCCTTAGTTCTACCCTCGATAATCTGCGCAAGCTTGTCATAATCAATCCCCGGCATGCTCTGCCCGTTCTGATTCTGAGGCATTCCCTGCTGATTGCTCTGCTGATTATTAGACTCCTGTGTTCCTTGTTGGGTGCTTTGACCCTGTGCATTGTTTTCCATATTCTCCTCCAGTTTTATGTGTGTCTCACAATATAGTTTCCCTGTTTTTCCAAGGTGTCTCCTCGTAGTTTTACGCCTTCGGGCAATATAAAAAGCACCGCCCTATGGACAGTGCTTTAAAGCATGATATGATGAAAGAAAAAAGGAGAAAACGCATGATAGATTCTACTTCTAAAAAGGTACTTCACTACCTCTACAATCTTCCCGATTTTACTTTCGATGTAAATAAGCAGCTAAATCCTCCCGACTTTCTAAGCTGGGATTCTTTCTTATCCTGTCTTGAATACCTTGAGCAGGAAGGCTATATCCGTATCACCCGAATAGGTGAAAATCAAGCCTTTCTTTCGGCAGTCCTCACTCACAAAGGGCGGCACTTTAGAGCCTTCAATTCCATAGCGCTTAAAAGATACTTACTGGACAAATGGATTGACTTAATCGCCCTGATTATCTCAATAATCGCCCTTTTGGGCGCCTATCGCCATGAAATCAGTGCGTTACTACACCTATTAATGCCAGGATAGACAGGATAAATGCCAGCTTTGAGAACCAAGAAAAATCTTCCCAGCTGTCCCATAGCTTTTCTTTCTTCATAGTTTCCTCCTATTTTACGATGTGAATAACCTCTTTCAGCATTTCTCCGGCTTTCTTCATGAGACCGTTTTCTTCCAGATACTCTAAGCCTTTAAGTGTAATCTCAGGCCGCACAAGCTTTACCTTCGGGTAGCTTACGTCAAAGGACTCCCACGCTTCCCCTCCGGTAATGTATCCCTCTTTCAGGAGCATTGCCATAAGTCTTGACCACATCGGAAGACTGATTCCCAGTGACTCCGGAGAAAGCAGTTCGCTGTCCCACTCTTCCAAATCCATTGCCTTATGTAGGATAGATAGAATCCTGTAAATCTGTTTAAATTGCTCCATAATCGCTCCTTTTTAGGCAACAAAATACCACCGAAGACCGGTGGTAGATTAGTTTTCTTTTATGCTGTCTCCCGCGATTAATAGAGACCGAATTTATGTGCTATTTCATCACGACCTTCTCTCAATTTCTCTCTTAGCTCCGGTGGAATCACTATTTTCTTTGACTCCTCAGCGCTTGGCATTTTACTGTCATCCGCGAGATCAATCAGTTCTCCATTGATTTCCTTTAACATGACTTCTACCTCTCTAGAAAATTTAAATGCATCGATTTTTGTAATTCCTCGATTACAGCTTTTGATGTTTCCTCTTCAATCGCTGCATCCGAATATCCTATCATCTCTCTTTTAGTTTTATTGTACATGTACTGAATATATTCGTCAATATTCTCCATAGGCTTTAGTTTTTCAATTCTGTACACTGTGCCATCATGACAGCTGATAGTGGAACCAATCTGCCATTCTCTGTCAAAAAGCTTTTTTATGTCATCCCTGGACGGAAACGAACTATTCGGATGGTTGTGAAGAACCTCGAAGGGAATCTTCCAACTGTTTAATTTCTCTTCTTCAGTCACAGAAAAACCGCAGGAATGCTCACATATATTAACTGCCGATGTGTTTTTAACAAGTCGCTTTCCTGTTCTGGCGTCTATGGCCACTATCTCCTCGTAGAATGTATTGTTTCTGGCTTCCAAGATTTCCATAGCTTCTTTGTATATTGATTCACTCACCACTTTATTCTTTCCCAGCCCTTCAAATTTATCGTGATACTTCTTCGTGTTTACCAGTTCAAGATTGACGTGCCCCAAATCACGAACGCCGTCGTCTTTGATGTGTGCGAGTTCCTTTTCGCCGTCCATAACGCTTGACAGGGCTTTCCACTGCTCCGCCTTCCGTGCGTACTGCTTCTTATTCTCCGGGTCCAGCGAGAACTTGGACAACCTTTCAAACTTCGAGACCTGATGTTCAATCCGCTTTTCCTTTTGCTCATGGTTATAGTCCGCGGCTACTTCCTCAAGCTCTTCTTTAGTCCACTTCTCCTCTCCGGCATGGAGCTCAGGAAAGTAGGTCGTATGGCTGTCTTTGCAGTTCGTCACGGATGGTAAAGACCCGCCCCTATCGCACTGGATAGAAGCGGATAATTACCATCATTTTTACCTCCTCCCGACCAAACATCGTCTATAAAGACTTTTCCAACGAAGGGCGCACACTTCGGGCAAGGATTGCCTCTCTTTGCCAGTATTACCGTAGTAATGCCCCACTTCCTTCTCTTCTCTCCTTCTCCGCTAAGATAGGCTCTCTTATTTGCAGTCCTCACCGCCATTCTTGCGTAGTTTGGAAGTGTGTGTCTGGCACCGTTCTTATACTCTACGCAATTAAGGCCACTACTAAGCATACTTTTAGTCGCCATATCAACAGCTTGCTCGTAAGTACCTGCACCGCTATTTGCATAAACCTGCGCATTAAAAATGGCCTTACGATATTGATCGTCGGCCATACGGAGTATTGCTGTTTCTGCTTTTGTCATGTCAGCTTTAGTAGCCTTGATTAAAGCTTCCAGCTTTTCCTTGTTAAGCTGGAAGAATCTTCCGGTTAATGGGTTCATGGACTGCCTAAGCCTTGCGCCTTTCTTGGCGGCACGAAGTATCTTTCTTTCCTCGTGCATTCCACCTGCAGCATAGGATTTCCGGATAGCCTCTTCTATCTTTTCATTGATAGCTAAGAATCTTCCGGAATACTTATCCTTATTATCCTGCCGGTAGGCTCTAAGGCTTTTAAGCTGTTCGGCCTGCCACATGGTCCATTCTTTCTCTTCCGTGATCTCCTCAATGCGATGCCTTCCCATGTTTCGAATCATGGAAGCAATGAGTTCTTCCTCGATTCTGTCGAG